AACCGCAACCCCTCTTCTGGTGTTACATACTTTCTTTCCCGCTTCACAAAATTGTAATGCCATCCCGGAACTTGCATAAAATCTTTGTCAATAGAAACAATAACAGCATCGTCACCAAGCTCTGTGGCTCTAGTGGCAATGTCGTCATCAGCCTCCTGCCCATCACTCACCTTAGCGCCCCATCCCTTAATAAGATATTCACGCAGCAGTGGTAGATGCACAGGTTTCTTAACATCCTTACGGTTACCTTTGTAGGGTGCTGTGACAGCCACTTCATGTCTGTAGTTGTTACTTCCTGTTAAGAACAACTCATATTCGAACGTGTCTGTCAAGTCAAATAACAATAAATCCTCCAAGAACAATGCCATAGCACTGATGGCATCGCTCTCGGATTCTTCATTTGTTGCAAACCCTATACGATAACAAAGAATGTCGCTATCGATTAGGGCTACGTTCACAGGGCGTCTTCAACAAACTCTTCAGTAGGCAGGGCGCTACCGGGTCGATATTCGTTAAGTTTTGTTACCACGAGGCGTTGGACGCTACCGCTACGAGCCTTACCCGGACCTGATGGATTTGGGTATTCGTAGTAGCTAACAACAACCACAGCCTCTGAACCATTACCCACAATGTCGCCATCAATTTGAGAGCCGCCATCGTCGTAAGCAAAGATTGGTTTGGTACTCTTGCATGTGATGAAACGACCCATCTCAGGCTTATCAGAGCGGGTACGGGCTTTAACACCAATCTGCTCTTCCAAAGCCGCTACAGCCTTGTCAGACAGGTTGCACAAGTCAACTTGGTATTTCTTACTCTTCATGTTAAGGCGATTCAGGTTAGCCCACATCAGATTGGCTTTGATTTTAACTGCTTCTTTCATAATTTTTTTCCTTTAGTGTTTAATTTGACTATCGCCCTCATCAGCGATTTCATAGAATCGAGCGGTAACCATAGTTAAAATGTCTAAGGTTTCCATCTCAGATAGGTTTTGACTGAAACTAAGATGAACTTCTCCATCTTTCTCTGTAATAAGGATTATGTTATCCGCTTCCTTAATAACAGATTCCAGTACTTCTAGTTCTCTCTTGTTCAATGCGTTTCCTTCCAGTTATTTCCTACATTGTACTCTCCTGTAGTTGGACATCTTAATTTAAAATGTTCCCCAGCTTCCCGGATAGCGTCAACTGCCATTTGACCCACCTTTTCAGCATCCTTCTCATCCACCTCTATCTGCCACTCATCATGCACATTAGCAACGAATGAGGCATCTATTATATCACATCTTATCTTTTTGTGCAATATAACTAGAGCTTTTTTCATCACAATTGCGCCTGCTCCTTGTAACAAAGTGTTTAACGCACTATGTTCCGACCTAACAATCAAATGTCTACCATCCAATGCCCGTAACCAACCCTTCTGGGCAGCATTAGCGACTGAATTCTTTAAGCGCTCTAAGGCTGGTGTGTTACGCAGGAATCGCGCTATTAGTCGCTTTCCCTCTTCTTTATCACCACCAACAATAGAACCAATCTTAGCTGGTCCAGCCCCGTACAGGAAAGCATAAATGAATGTTTTCGCCTGATTACGTGTCTCTAGCCCTGCTGCTTTTTGGTTAGCACTATGAATATCACCCGTTAACAACTCATTAATGTAGTTTTTGTCCTGCATGTAATGAGCTAACATACGAAGTTCCAAGCCGCTAGCGTCAGCCCCTACGAGCTTCTTACCGACATCCACCGTCCAAAGTTCACGACACTCCTTTCCATATTCTGAGCCACTGTTAGGCACTTGTGCCATGTTAGGGCTAATGTGCGTCATCCGACCAGTAACAGCACCATTAGTGATAACCCGACCATGCACCCTACCATCCTCTTTAACAACATCAAACCAGCTACTAATCTGCGAGATGCGCTTCTGCAACATTAGGTAGCGAGCTATCAGTTTTGCCTCTGGTAGTTCGATTCCTTCCAGCACCTTTTCGTTAACAATTGTGCTACCCTTCTCGGTGAACTCACTGAAAGTAACACCTAACCCCTGCAATCTTTCCGCAATTTGTTGCCTACTGCCCGGGTTAAACACCGTAACTTTGTCCTTAAGCTGCTTACCAGTTTTGTCGCTAATACGCTCTTCCACAATAGGCGGGAATGTAATCTGCAACTCACCCTCAATATCAGAAAGCTCGCCTGAAAGTTGAGCCAATAACATCTGAGCCTTCTGCGAATCAAACCTAAAGCCATGTTCTTCCTGCCTTTTCAAAATAGCGGCTACCTCATGCTCAAGCTGCACACTCTCGCCCCAGTCTTTCAACTCTTCATCTAACATGCGGAACAGTTGTACTGTCACCGCTACGTCCTGCTTACAATAAAACCGATTGAGGCTATCATGTGGATCATCATAAGGAGAAGTAGAAAGCGGATCATACGGAACTCCCTTCAGCCAATGCCATATACGCTTATATTCAACCTTCTGGTTCCCCAGCCTCTTCCCCCAAGCCTCTAAACTGTGACCGTTTTCGATACTTGGATTGAGTAGCCTTGACATTATCAAGGTATCTTTCGCTTTCTTCAAGCCAATCTTCGTCCCCCAAAGCCTGTTGAGTATAGGTGCGTCGAAGCCTATCAAGTTGTGTCCGATCAACCTCTCTGCTTTGTTTATTAAGGGTATGAGTGTATCCGGTTTTGTGTGACATACAAATTCATCTGTTTCTGAGTTATGGGTGTAGCACATCCAAATCTTAGTTTGTTTACTGTCGGTTTCGATGTCCAGCACTAAATCCATTGTTTACTCCAAGTATTCCCAATTAACAAGTGTTATTCCTTTATGCTGAGCAAAATGTAACTTTGGTCTAGCATCACATGTTTCGCACATAAACTTAATTGTCATTCCATGTCGACGCAAGCTAGGGTTACCACTAATTTCATTCTTAACGACAAAAGATTTGAAACTTTTCTCAGGACCAACTTGTGTATGCAATACATCTTCTTGATCCTCTCCTCGCTCAAAAACATCAACTTTAATTTGATGTAAGTTAATACCACCGCAATTTGGACATAACAACATATCATCTTCTAGCATGTTACTTCCCCTTAGCAAGCTCAATTTCGACTAGCTTGGCATAACCACCTACATCATGCCAACTGTCATCATAAAAAGGATCACCATTAACAATACGGGCTAGCTTGTTACAGATTAAGTCCAAGCTCTCCTGCATGTACGGCTCCATATCATCCCAACTTTTACCTTGTCTCAAAGCTGATTTCAACCACTGAGATGATGCCGACACGTTAACATATTCACCGTAGCGGTTGCCTCGTGCGTCCAATGTTTCAATAACATCTTTACTCATACATTCCCTCTAGTTGTGGTGGTTTGTAATTCTCACCCTTCTTCACCTTCCCATACTTGTCATACTCTGGGAATCCCTTGTAATTAAACTTACTCCAATTGCTTTCGTTAACCTCTGCGACTGCTTTCGACATATTCATCTTAGCGCATACACCAACACCGACAGCAGTGACAATCTGGTCTGCTAACGCATCTAACAGGGCAGGCTTATCCATGTAAAAGGTGTTAACATACCCCTTCTTCAACCCATCAGCAAGCTCATCCAAATACTCGTACATCTCTGCTAGCTTCTGTGTGTTGTAGTCGATGCCGATGGCGTCTAACATCTCTACAAACTCCTCAATGTGACAACCTAGCTGCACGTTAAAGTCTTTCTCTGTTGGCTCTGGTCGAGCGCGTTTATGCCACAAAGCAATGTTTTCAATCGTCATTCTTTTCCTTCTTAAGTTTAGGTAATGGTGTCCAACCCACCCAGAAACCATCTTCAATTATAGCAGGGGATAACAACCCATGCGTAGCCACTCCATAAATACTTAGCAACTGCAACTTAACACCATGTGGTGCTGTCTCAATTGGACGCCAGAAGTAGTCGTGATCAACATAAGCAATCCCATCCCCACTAACCTTGTCAGTCATCCTCGTCCTCCAAGAACTCACCCTTCAATAGGTTAGCCGCTACTTGCCAATAGTTGTGCGCTCCATTTACGGCTTCGTGTTGAATCATTAACACAACAACACCATCCTTTATAGCTTGTTTATAACCAGCAGTGAAACCACGCCATCGTTCCTGCGACCACTTAACGCCATCTGGTGTCATTGGCACTGCGTATGCTTCATGCTCTCGCCACTTTTGGTATAAATTGTGGTCACCGCTCATTCTTCGACACGTTCCTCTGACGTGTTAACTGGCTCATCAGGATTAAGGCGTTTAGCATCCTCAATCCCCGCTTGTATTGCGGTTAATATGCCTAGCCTAGTCAACGCATCCAACGCCTCTGGTGGGAAGTTGAATTGGTAGTCTGCACTGCCATCCTCGTTCTCACGTATTAGCTCAACAGAGCACTCACCTTTAATTGTTTTAGTCAAAATAACGCCTCCTCAGCAGTAGTTACAATGTGGTTACATCGGATACGGGCGGCTAACTTCTGCACCCACTCAGGCTTGATGCCAAAGGGGTTGATGCAAACACCATGCTCGTCATACCCATACTGTTTAATCACTTCAAGTTTAACCATAATCCCACCTGTGCAAATGCATATCCAGTCCAAATCATACCGTTGCTAGGTTCACCTTTAGCCCACTGTAAGACTCCAACAATTAAATAACCCAGACCAGTAGCTCCTACGATTAGTTGTTCAATCATCATCTTCCTCACAATAAACATAAAAATCCTCATCAGGGTCGTAACCAAGTTTCAGATATGCAGCATCAATTGCATCCTCTTCTGTCTCAGCGGTTACATACATCACCTTGTGACCAAACTCAACTGTCCATTCTTTCATAAGTTATCATCCTCATCCATAATGTCCGATTCCTTGAGCATACCATTATTTTGGTTATATGTCAAGCCAAATTTAATGCCTGTAGCACGTCCTGTAAACCGATCTTTTAACACCCTGAATGTTGTTGTCTGTCGCTTAATGGGGTCAGAGTGCTGCTTATTCCGCTCCAATCCAAACATGTAATGGCTCCACCGTGCAATGGCTCGTGAGCCTGTGAAATGCTTCTCCATCACCCTACCGCCCTCCTCGTGGCTCTTACCCTCTGGTGTCGTCAAGTGGCTAATGAAGTGGATAATGATGCCAAGCTCCTGAGCCAAGCTAGCCATATCAGCCATAATGCCGTCCAAAGCCCTGCGCTCATCCTGCTCCTGAGCCGATAGA